ACTCTTGGACAGTCATGAAAACCATTGTTGGTGTGAAATCCAAGTTCTTTGTTGGAGCCCCAGCAGTGTCTATGAAACCGCCTGTGACTCCTGTTCCTGAAACATCATACGCATCACTACTTGTGTTATCTCCATCAGCAGGTGAAGATGGTGCAATTAGTAAGAAACTGTATTGAGTTCCATTGTAATTAACTACTGCAAGTGGAGTGTGAGTTCCTGAGCCTGAGATAGTGAGGGTGTAAGTGCCTGACATTGTTGAGCCATCGTCATCAATAACCTCGACCCTAACACCCGCAGTATTGGATTCATCATTGAGTTCTCCCTCATCTTCGGGAGTCTTATTTCCAAAGGATGTTCGATAAAGAACTGGGTCGATAGAAAGACCACCGACTCCATCGTTCTTGACATAGACTGGGAACCATCTTTGCAACTCGACTAATCTGTTGCCCATTCTTGAGAATGGCTTAGTGATATTTCGGGTCAATGAGGCCATCAGATAACACCCCTTGCACCACGATATGACGACTTGACAATCTTAGGCATTTCAGTCCTGATTATGTTCCTTACATCACCACTTGTCATGCTTCCCCCACCATTGATGGTTATGCTCTCAAAGTTGAGGGTTAATGCGTTATTCGATGCCGTTCCCCCACTACCCGATTTCATTGGAGCAGATTTCTTTGTGAGATGCATTTCATACTTGGTCAATGGAACCAATGCCTCTCGACCTGCTTCACCGAAGATACCTGCCGTTGGTTTATCGGTGACACCGCCTTTATGGAACTCCTGAACCGCCCCTCCGGTTGCACCCACACCTGCACCCACTAAAGCACCCATTGGCCCACCAACCAATGCTCCAACTGCCGCACCTGCAAGTGCATCTAAAATAACTCGACCAAACGCACTTTCTTTCATTTTGTTGACCACGCCCACTATCTTATCCAAGAGCCAAAATACAGGGTCGAGAACGATAAGAAGGAGTTCCAATACATCTGCAAATGCTTTGATGAAAGGCAATGAAAGGTCAAACGCAACCATCATATCCTCAACGAACTGAGGAAGTTGAGCAATCAATGGTAGTATTTCTTCTCCAATTGTATCTCTCAATCTTATGAATGCATCTTCATTCTCACCAATCGTAATTGCTACATTTTTCAGAGATGATGCAATCTTACCATCATTAGCATCGGCAAGACCAATCAACTCAGCAAATAATTCTCCAACGACAAGTCGAGTTTCTTCAAATGCCGAGATGACTTGTTTTATTTGAAAATCAACAGTGAGTTTCATTGTTTTGAGATAACTTTCAGTTGCCCCCTCTGCGAGCCTGTTGGCTTCGACAAGTTCCAAATAACCATCTCTTTGACCCATCAAAGCCATGATTGCAGTTCCACCACGAACCGAGAATATCTCCAAGATTTCTGCCGTTGTAGCACCGGAATCGTGAAGTTGATTTATCACATCAGTTAGGGAAGTCAAACCCATAGTCTGAGAACTCACTACTTCGTTCAAATGATTATACTGTTTTTCCTGTTCTGCAAGCACACCATTTGCCCTTCTTTGCTCTCTTGAAGCCTCTTGTTGTTTAATCGAAACTTCTGCTTGTTGGAGAGCCAAACCTCTGTTTGCTTGCTCTAATTTTTCGATTCTTTTGAGTTCATCTTTGGTTAGTTCCCTACCCTCTCTTTCTGCCTTTGCTCTTATCTGCATAATAGCAAGTTGATTTTTCTGTTGGTCGATTGAAAGGGAATCCAACTTTCCGTTCAAAATATCAAGTGCCGCCGTAGTTCTCTGAACTTCTTGTTTGGTGCTTGCTATCGACATCGACAGGCTTTGCATCGTATTTTTCGCAGATTCACCTGCTGGAGTCAAAGTTAGGAAGTTCAAACCGAGTCTTTCCATAACTCTCCTTGCATCGTCTGTCGGACTCAACAACTTGTTGATTGACATACGCAATCCAGTTCCAGCAATTGTTCCCTGTAATCCAGCATTTCCTAATGCACCGATTGCGGCGGCAGATTCCTCGATTGAGATACCCGCCGCCTTTGCAGTTGGAGAAAGGAACTTCATCGCCATTCCGAGTGTTTGTAGGTCAACGAAAGATGATGTCATTGTTGTGACGAATACATCCATCACTCTATCCATTTCTGCAATCTCAAGACCCATACCTTTGACGCTGGAAATAACAATCCCCGCCGCCGTTTCAACATCGGTTCCAGCAACCACTGAGAAATCAACGAGGCTTGTAATCGCACCTTCGGTTTCATTGCCCAGTTCTTTGAAATCCAAACCAGCAAGAGCAAGCACATTTCCAGCCCTTGCAACCTGTGATGCAGTTGCCTGAGATTCTTTTGCGATATTACGAATAATGATTTCCAAATCTTCCATTGATGCATTGAGTTCTCCAGTATCTCGATTGGTTTCTCCGAGTGTTGCACCCATTCTTGCAATAGCCGCTTCAAACTCAATAAAAGTGCCAACGGATTTCTTAATGAATCCACCAACGAGAACTGCACCAAGAGTTGCGGCGGCGGCAGTTGCAAGTGCAAACTTCTTGCCTACATTTGTCAGGATTGCTGAGATGCCTTTTCCTGATGCTTCTGTGGCCGCCGCCGCCGCCGCCATTGCCGCCTCAAGTTGTTTGGCGTTTCCTTCGATGACTACTGATAGTTTAACATCTTGAGCCATCTATTTCTCACCTTTTCCTTGCTCTCTCATTTGCCTTGTGTTCACGCTCTATTTTCTCTGCAAACGCAGACCAAAGAAACAAAGAATCTCTTGGGTCTAACTCTCGCCACTCTTGAGGGGTTATTCCGATTTCGGTCAAAATCTGATATAGAAATTGACCTTCGTTGGTTTTGGCGTAATTCAGGACTTTCCCAATGCCCCCTCTGTTGGCGAGCCGACCGCTTCGGTGACTCTCGTAGCCAACTCTCCGAGTGTGGATAATGGTAGTTGTCTGAACTTATTCCAAGACAACTCTGAATCGCATTTTGCAAGCATCTCATAGACGACTCGCAAGCCAAGTAATTCGTTCCTATCTTCTCCCGATAATTTTGCAATTTCGGGTTCTGATTTGAGGACTTGGAACTCGGCGGCAGAGAGGGGTTTTGCCTGTAATAATTTGATGCCCAAGCCGATTCCTTCGACATCCACATCAATCGGGTTATTTGCTTGCTCAATTGCTGAATCCAACCATGACATACTTTCGGCCTCTTTGCTTGGTCAGTAGTAGCATCCCCACCGTTATGAAGGAAGTGGTAAATGATGCTCAAGCATCCCTCGACCAATTCAATCCCTCAAACGAGGCGTTAATCATCAAAGCACCTTCTGCACCTGCTTCAAGACCTTCAATTGATAGGTCTGTGAGAACACAAGTTATAGCAGTGTAGGTATGTGTTCCAGCACTATCAGCATCGAATGCGATATCAAACTCAGCATCAGTATTGAACCATGTGTAAAGAGTTGCATCAGATATTCCCCATGCTCTCTTTAGAGTGCCTGAAACAGACTTCAATCCTCTTGTGTGTGCGGTAGCCAAATTGCCCCCCAAAGTCACATACTTTCCTGTGGCCGTTGCGAGAGTCAAATCCCCGCTTACGAAGCCCACTACATTTCCTGATGCCGTTATCTTGCCTGTCACGCCTGTGAATGAGTGAACCGCCATGACCAACAAGGCAGTCCTTGAGGGTATTAACGGAATCGGTCAGCCCGACTTTGATTTCATTACTCGTAGTATTCAGTTCCGTCAATTTTATTGATGATTTTATCCTTTAATTTCTCGCCCAATGTGTAGTTGGTATTGATGCCCTTTGGGTATGCATGAATATCATACTTCAATAGTTCCGAGAAGTGCTTTTTGCTCTCGCCTGTGAAATAGACATATCTGTGCTTTGCAGTTCTGACTTTTCTGAGATGTGCGTATTCATCTGTTGCGTGTCGATGGTGTTTTCCATCGGGGATATATTTGTCAGTTCTCTCCTTCGTTTTTCCAGTGTAAATCCAGTTCGTTGCTTGGTAAATGTAGCCATGATGACCTTTGCCTTCATCAGCATAAGACACGATTATCAAATCGTATTTTTTCAATTGCTTCAAACACTGAGAAACAAACCTACTCAGGGTGTTTTTTGGCAGTCCTTCATTGACAATCAATCTGTTCAACTCAAAGACTCTGTGGGAATGTTCCTCACCGCATACGCCCCTACATAACCAGTTATTGACTGGCTTACCAAATGTGCAGATTCCTTCCAGTTTTCCAAATAGAAATAACCCGAATGCATAACTAATCGAAGGCATCCTTTGGGCATAGTGTTTGTTGAGTATGAAATCCTTCGTATCTTTGTGTCGAACTGGACACACTTCAAACTCAGATTCATACAGTTTGATTTGTATTTTTTCACTTCCCTTTCTGCCTTCTTTCCTTCTGTAATCTTTCAATCAGAGCCTTTGGTTTGACCTTCCCATCTTTGGGGTCGATTTGGAGATATCCAGCCCTTCTTCCATCCTGTCGTTCTAACTCACAGATGTAGCACCTATGGTCAGATTCTTTGGTGTGTAAATGAGCCCCCATGTTGGTGAGTTCTGAAACAAATCTTCTGCGTTCATCTCCCTGTGGAAACTCAACTGGAATGATGCATCTGAGATTATGATGCTCGCAAACACAACGCCATTTTTTTCCACAAGTAATTGGCTTCTTGATTTTCTTTCCCATACTACATTCCCCTCGATGCGTGTCTGCCCAATGGATGCTCTGTTGTTGAGGCTTTTATGAGAATCTGTTCTGCTTGGTCGGTGATGATTTCCCAATCAAGATTTTCCACTGCGAAATCTCTTGCGTTTCTTCCCATTTCTGCAACCAAATCAGGATTGTCAATTGCAGATTGCATTGCAGATTGTAGGGCTTCAATATCGACCAGCCCCATATTGACTGACCACTTTCCACCGCAAATCTCAGTTGCACATTTCACCAACCATCCCCTGTCGGCTTCGACAACCTCTTGTGTAGCGGCGAGAAATCCACCAGTCAGTTCGGGGCCAGTGCTATTATCGGGCAGAATAATTGGGATTCCAGTGGACATTGCTTCTGCACTTGGAACTCCAAATCCTTCTCCACCAGTCGCCAAAACATGAACATCTGAAACTGCATATACCATTGCCAATTCTTCCCTACTCAATCCCATCAAAGGATTGTTGCCTTTGTCGGTGAATCTGACATTATCCATGAGGTTCATCTGCCTGAGAGTTAGTGGTAAATCCCAGCCCCCCATTCCCATAGTATCAGAGGCATCTCCACAGTGAATTAGAAGCCCGATAGAATCAGGGTCATCTGCCTCATCAAGTAGGTTCCTGAATGCTTGCAGAAGTCTTGGTATCTGTTTTCGATTTGTGTTCCTACCAACAGACGAGAAAATGAACTTCCAATGGGTGATTCCGAACTTCTCCTTGATGTCTTGCTTCTGTTCTTTCGATATAGGGGCAAATACAGGCGTATCAACGCCGTGTAGTAGCACTTCCCCTGTCTTACCCCTATAACGGTCTAACATGGGCTCTCGTAGCGTCTTAGGAGCCTTCCCCCCACTATTGTAGTCATCAATGAAGTCCGAGAATACCTGTTTGCCGTAATTCGCCATCCATAGTGGTGTGTGGAGCATCTTGAGAACATCTTTCCAAGCATAGGATATCGGATATCCGTCAATCGGCATATAGGCAACATAAGGAATCTGCATCTTGTTGGTGCTGACCACTGATGAACCAATGTAAAATGGGTCGTTAAGAGTGAAATACAAATCCGGTTTCAATCTCATAATATGGTATTCCAAGATGGTTGGGCTTTGGTCACCACTGAGTCTTTCAGCACCATATCCTGAGATACCTGCGTGAACCATAGTCCAGCCTTCTTCATGCTTGAAATCCTCTCCATTGTAATCCCAACCCATGATGAAAACTTCGTGGCCTCTTTCGACTAATCTTTTGCAGATTTCTCTTGTGACTGTTCCATATCCAGTTGGCCTTGTTGGTTGCTCAGAACCCCACAGGATTCTGAGTTTCTTCTCTGTCGACTTCGACATAATTTCTGTCGGTAGTTCCCACCGTTATGAAATGCTGGATTTGAAAATAAAAAAAGGGGAGAAGCCCGAAGGCTTCCCCCCGATTTGGTTTGGTAATTATTTCAGAGTTGAGTCCATCCGCTTCTTGCACAAGCATAGTATGTTCCGTTGATGCTTACTACATCTCCAACAGACATTGAGGTGTGTCCGATTCCTACTTCTTCCATCCAGTCTTGCAGACCGCCAGTTGGGTGTCCTACTGATAGTGGGTTAGATTCAAAGCCATTCATTGCAAAGAATATGTAGTCAATCTCGCATTCGTCTGTGTAGCCAATTTGCTCAGATGTGATTGGTAATTGAACATGGGTGTTAGCCAATGTTTCAAGGGCTGGTTCTGAATACCAGTTTGCCATCACATCTTCTTTACTTCTGTAAAATATCTCTATCGTTGTTGTCGTCATTTTTTCATCTCCTGTTTCGTTCCCCTGTGTGGGATGAATCCCACAGGGTAGGCCACCCCTATATCAATAGATAGGGTAAATCAATGCTTTTTCCTATCAAAATTGTGTTTTCTGACTTTGCCGAGTGTATTCTTTCTGATGTCGTATTCGATGGCAGTTTGCACATAGGACTACGCACTTATCCATCTCTGCCTGAATCTTCTTCTGAGAATAGCCGTCATGAACCATTGAATGCACCGCCATTTTCTTCTCTGATGAGTCTAAATGATGGAACTCTAACAACCATGAATGAGGATAGCCTGAGATACCACAGTCGGCACAGTTTGAGTTATGTTTTATTTGTTGATACCATTCCTTTATCATACGCTTTCGCTCTTTGGCATTGTGTCGATATGAGGCTCGGTTTTCCTGATATCGTTTCTTCTGATATCGCCTATTGTAAGCGGCTCTTTTTGATGGGTCTTTGTAAGGAATGAATCATGGCTCTGCAAACGGCGTTATTGATGGTTCTGATTGCTACTTTCTTTTTCCGCCGAAATATGCAACTCCGTGATTTTCAGAAATCAGTTTTTCTGCAACATCAAATGTTTCACCGCCTGTCGAAACCGACAGGGAGCCAAGACATCTCCCGAACTTTCCAACACCGAAAGATTGCAGAATTATTTTGTCTGCTTCTGCAACGATTTCCTTGAGTCGTTCCTTAGCGGCAAGACCCCGTTTCTTTTCCTCTAAATCTCTCGTTCTCGTTTCAGGAGTATTCAATCCGTAAATCCTGATTCGGATATTGTGATGGACTTTGAAACCCAAGTCAACCCTTGCGTCAACTGTGTCGCCATCGACAACCCTGAGAACATTGATTTTGTATTCAAACAAACTACTCACAGTGACCTTGCTTCATCTGAGTTTTTGATACCCAAGACGAAGTTTTCCAAAGTCAATGTTTCATGGAATGTGATTGCCTTTCTGTAATGGCTCAATTCATGCTCAGTTGCTTCTCTTTTGCAGTATTCTTCAAACACTGCACCGATGAAAACTTCGATGTCTGCTTCCTCATCATATTCGACATCTGTGATATCAGCAAGAGATGGTAAATCAGGGTGTTCGTAATCAGGCTCAACTGCTTCCTCAACTGCTTCCTCAACTGCTTCCTCAACTGCTTCCTCAACTACTTCTTCCTCTGCCTCATCATCATCCCAATCAACGACTGGAGCAAGCCTCTCAACGAGTTCTGCTTTAGTTCCTTCACTGTCGAGTTCGTGCTTCTCGCATAGTGATACAAGTTCTGCCTTCTTCAAATCCATAAGACCCATACTTCCCAACGGTTTATTCGGGGTTAATCAAGGAATCGGAGAATCACTCGTTCCAGCGACAAGAAACAGTGATTTCAGCACGATAACCAGTTATCTCAGACTTCTCATTATCCATACCACAATCCTTGTCTTTGAACTCAATTGTCTTACCTTCTTCTGACCGAATAACTCTCACAAAATGATACCCAGTTCCACCCACTCCAGTCATTCCACTACCGGACTGTGGAGAGGTCAAGGTTTGATTGTTTAGAACCAACATCACCTTCTGAAATAATGACCATAATTTTGCTCTCGTATCTGCATAGAGAACTATGTCGTAATACCCAGTCACGATGTTGGCCTGAGTGGTTGAACTACCCCCAGTCAGATGAATGGCCTGAGAGTCTGTGTAAAGGGGAACTATGGAGATTTGGTATGTCTTTTGACGCTTGTATTCAAGCCATCCTGAATTGACTGCTGGAGTCCATACTCCATCAGGTGAAGTCATGTTCGTTGTGAGCAAACTCGACAACATTGTGTGTGGG